GCTTTGGAGATTCCCGGCCGGTATCTACGGCATCAGCGGACAGAACGCGATTGCCGATACGACGACAGCGGGGGCTGATGGCCTCAGCGCGGACGGTTGGGCGAACAACGGCTTCGGCGTGGCTTATCAGTTCCCGGTGATGCGGCATCTGCCGAGTCAAACCAAATTCGGCATGCGGCTGAAGATTCAAAACTCGTTTACGACTCCGGCCGGCTTCTCGACTCGTATCGTTGTGACGCTCGGCGGAATCGGCATACAACCAATCACAGGCTGATTTCTGGCGTTCGGTTCTTCATCGCTACTTGTGGGGCGGGGCTTTTGCCTTGTCTCGCCCCACAGTTTTTTTTCAGGAGAGAGCATGAACCCGACTAAAAAAATAGGCCGATACTTAGTGCCGATTGGATCTGTGGCCGTGATCGAAGAGAGAAACACGTCAGGCTGGCGCAGGCTCTTATTGTGGCGAAAACCGGGCTACAACGCGCTGCTCAACAATGGTGGAGTGATTCATTTCACTGAAGCCGAAAAAGCCGAATACGAAAAGGCTGTTGAATGGCATGTCGTGACTCTCGAATGGTATGGCGCGGCCAGAGGCATGGGGCTGAGGGGCTAAATATTTATCGCCGTCAAAAGACGACAGGCAGGAGAAGCCATGTTTTTTTTCACCAAGTATATTTACAAGATCCTCGATTTCTACCGAACGCATTTGATCTTCTACGACACGATTCCCATAGGCTTTACCGGGGTCGCAAGTGAACGACCGGCGCCGGTCTTTACCAACGAAGTGTCAGAGGACGTGTTGTATTTCGGCGGGCAATTGTCTTTCAGTGTGGCCGACGTGCTGGTTAGGATAAAGTCCATCAGTCCGCAATACGAATGGATGGTCAATGACGATCCCGCTCCACAGGATACGCCGGCTAATGCCGTGTTTGGCGTGTTCAGTCAAGCTCTCCCGCTTATTCCGTGGGTGTCTCCGTTCTTTCTAAAAAAGAATGGCCGTTTGCAATTGCAATGGACCAACAGCGCGGCGGCGGCGGTTACGGGCGGCTTCGTGACGCTGCATGGTCTTCGATTGACCAATCCGATTAATGGGTCCGGTTGGGATTACAGCGTGGGCTTGGTTTGATTATGAACAACAATCAAGCGACTAAAACTTGTCGGATAGACACAGGGGATTTTGTCGGCTCGGCTCTCACAGGGCCGGAATGGACGCCTTACGCGCAAAGAATAGCCGATCATTACCCTGTTCAACTTCTGTGGTATCTGACCAAGCAACAAACGCTTGTGGTCGCGGATCCTAGAAACCTTCAGGCGCCGGTAACGCAGACCATAAGGCCACAACTATACGACGTGTTGATTTTAGGGATGTCGGCGCTGATTGTCGGAGAAGCCCTGCTGGACAACGGCAATTACATCTATCTTCAGATCACGGATCTTGAAACGGGTATTCCGTGGGTCGCCCCGAACATGATTGGCTACGCCCCTGTCCCCGCGTTCGCCGGGATCAATGCCGATCCGTCAACCGGGACTTTCTTTCCGATGCCCGTTTTGAAACTGCCTGAAGCCTATTTTCTGCCGAAGGGGACAAGGCTCAAGCTCGATTGGTTTCCCATTCAGGAAACCGATGGCGATCCGGTGAATTTAAACGTTCGCCTCACAATGATCGGAGTGCAATTGATCAATCACGCTCCGGGCTTCAAAGCGCCGACTCACGTAACCATGCCTAATGGCGACACTATTCCTGTAGGGTCGAGATTGCCGTGGTTCGGCTGTGTGCCTTTCGGCCAGAGAGACATAATTCTAGGCCAAAGAATATTGCAGGACTTCTCATTGCAGGACGACGAACAGGCTTTACAGTTTTTGCCGCCACTCGAATGCAACCTTGAATTGCATGACGCTTACGCCAATTTTCTAGCTCAAACAGTCCGGCCCGCGGCTAAGGTCAATCTCAAACTTAAATTGAACGACATGCGGGACAACGGCGACTGGACGCCGGAGTTTTCTCCATCACCCGCAATATTCGGCAATGAGGAGCAAGTCTATCCCGCAAGACCTTTCGCCAAACCTCATCTAGTTAGAAAGGGCCACAGGCCGGCATTGGTGATGTTCAACAATAGCGGCGCCGGGGCATTGAATCGTGGGACTGTGACTTTCCGGGGCGTCCGTCTTTGTGAGTATTGATTATGCTTCAACTGCAACATATGCGTAGGATCGTCCAAGCCTGCTTTCCCGAAAACAATCAGGAGGCGAAGGAAATATGGAACGACATCAAACCCATTAAATTCGGGGCGACTCAGCCGTGGATTACCGATGCGGCCATTACGCTAGCGATATATCAAGTTCCCGAAGACGCGGCATATCTATTGATTTTACGGACTGAATGTTATGTCACTACGTTTGATCCAACGGCTGTTGGATTCGGGCAATTCTCTCCGCCTCCTGACGGCACGGCGTCATGGCAATACACTGATGTCGGGGTTGGCAATACTCAATATAGGATCACTCCGGTTATGGACATGAACATTCTTCTTGACTGCGAGGAGTTTCTATTCGCTAAGGGCGATCATCTAGTGACATTGGTTGCTTCAGTCACAGCCCCAGACGCCGTGGAGAGATTCATCAGAACGCTTGTTTACGGGTATCTGATCAGCGCTGAGATTGCGGGTAGGCTTGGTGGAGACGAAACGGTCTATTTCAGTTTTACTGTGTGAGCAATGCTGTCTTATGAGAGAAGGAAAACTTTCAGGGGAATCGGCGGGGGTGGCGCGCAAGCCGGGGCTGTTGTCTTCATCTCTGATTCATTTGTCAATTATGCCGCAAGGGTAAATACGCTAATTACGGCGCCCTTGAATATTCAAGACGGCGACGATCTGTTGATAATCTTTGAAGATGGGGCGTTGAATGCCGCGCCAGTTCCAACGCCTCCGGCTGGATTCAATATCGTGACGGGCTTTCCGCTCACGCGGGCTGATAGCAATGGCTTCACGGTTGATACTTATGCATGGCGTAAACCGGCATTGGCCGAAGCGGGAGATTATACAGTCACGCATGCGAACGCGACCAGCAACGCATGGATGCAAGTCGCCAGGGGGCAAAATCTCATAACGCCCTACGATCCCAACCCAACGACAAATACGGGCCTGGGCGACACGGCGACAGCGCCAAGTTTGATCACGGCCGTTGACAATTCGCTGATCGTTTACTTTTGCTCGAAGTGGAATTTTCCGGGCATCACTCCCCCAGGCGGCGTGACGCCAACATTGACAACGCGGCTCGACGGCTCGGCCACACTGCTTTTTGTCTCGAACGGAGTTTTGGCGACAGCCGGGGCAACGGGAAACAAAATCGCAACGGGCCTTCCCAATACCCCTACAGAGCCGTGGGCGACAGGGCTTATAGCGATTAGACCTTAATACAACTATGGCGACATCATACGAAAAACGACACCAGCCGGACGAATTGAGTTATCACAAACGACCAAGCGGCGCCGGTGTCGCGTTGCCTATTGGCAGTTTTCTTTTACTTCAAGACGATGATGGAAGCGAGACAAGTATTTTGCTTCTCGAAGACGACGCCGGCGCGGAAATCTCCGGCCTGAATTTACAGGACGATTGATATATGTCCGACAAACTACCAGCGTTAGGTAATCTAGCTACTCCGGCTCTGACCGACTTGCTTTATATAGTCACGCCGGGGATTGATCCGCTTGGGTCGTTCAATATTACCTATGCGCAGCTTCGGGCGGCATTGCTCGCGGGCGTTGGAGTCGCATTTCCTTCAGACATTACGCCGCAGGGCAATGCGGCTGGTGGGGCTTTAACAACTCTGCAATCGTTTGTCTTGCCCGCTGGAAGTCTCGGCAGTAATGGGGACTTTGTCAGATTCACTTACAGTGGGACTTTTGCGACTAATGATAACGACAAGAGAATCCAAATCCTGATCGATGGCCAGGTGGTAGAAGACTTTGGCCTCTTCGATTTTGACGCCGGAGTATGGCGCGTAACGGGAGAACATGTACGGCTTACATCTACTAGCGTTCTTGCGGGGTGTGGTGGTCAATATGGTGAGCCGCTTGTTATAGACGAAGGAGTCATAGCCGGAACGCCGGATGTTATCAATCTACCTCGAAACAGAACGTTAGCCGTGGCTGATCTGGATTCCAACGCCATCACTTTAGAAGTAGTCGGCGCCGCTGCGGCCGCGAACGACATCATACAAACTCTCTCAATTTACGAGCTTATTCAATTCTAAATATCAACAGGAGAAAAAAAAACATGGCTTTCAATCTAGCAGCAATCGCCCCTTATCTTGGGGCAACGGGTCAAGCTCTCGTAGATCTTGACGAAGATACAAACGGCGCTGAAGATTTCGCCGGAGCATTATTGATCTATGCCGCTGAAGTCATCGGGGCAGTGGCGAACAACGGCGACTTGCCGGAGTTTCCCGAAGTTCTGAAAAAGGGAACAACTGAAAAAATCGGCGGCGCTTTCCGGGCAACGTTGATCGTGGCGAATAGCATATTGAGCTTCGCCCGTTTTCAGGTGTCGGGCAAAGCCGCAGCGATTCTCAAATACGCATCACAGGCTATCTCTCAATTGCTGGCTAAGCAGCCAGTACAGGCCATCACAGGTCTTTGATTCTTCCTCTTGCAAGTAGGGGGGAACATTTCAACCGACTGATAATTTCTGTTTAGGGGAAAATGACATGAAATTCAGATCGCATAGTCTTTTGTTTGTTTTGCTTATCGTAACCGCTCTCGCATTCGCTTATGGCTACGGCTTGATGACCAATTCGCTTAATGCTTCAGGGCATGATCGAAATAAGAAATCAGTAGGCTTGATCAGTGAATCTATACGAATCACAGCTAAAGACGGAGCGAAACCCATAGGACAATTGATCAGGGAGCAAAGCTCAATCGAAATACCGGATCAGGCAATATCGAGCTTTCATTTTCTGGTCGATCCATTCAGCGATGCGCTGATATTGCCGAGGGTCGAAGGCTTTCAGCCTTTGGGATTTCAATATGCGATCCTGCCAGGGCAGGACAAGGAATTTAAAATCCCGGAGATTCCGATCAGCGCGCCGGAGGCGCTAGACTTCTTTCTGGTCAAAAGCGCGCAGGCGACTAATTTTATTGTGGTGATAGAGTTTTACCCGAAGAACAGATGAATACGAACAAGCCGCAAACCGTTCCCATTGTGACGATTCCCGGCGACTCCGACCATATTACGATTGTCTGCCCGGTGTGCGACAAAGGTGGCGTGTGGGCTGTCCCGCATGGTTTTCAGATTGCCATACAGGGAACGTTGCTTGTGACGTGTTCAAACGGTCACAGTTGGGGGATCTATAGACCGTGGAAAAAAGACGATGACGACTGAAGAAATCAAAAATCTAGTTGTCAGCAAGGCAAATCAGTACGGGATCAATCCGGGGATTGCCTTTGCCCAGATCCAGCGAGAGAGCGGCTTCAATCCGCGTGCGGTTGGTGGATCTGGCGAACGCGGTCTAGGCCAGTTCATGAAAGGCACTTGGGATCGGTTTGGCTTAGGCTCTTTTGATAACGCCTTTGATCCGGTGATGAATCTTGACGCTTGGGGCAACTACATGGTCTACCTCATGGCCTTGTTCAACGGCGATTATCTCAAAGCCCTGACCGGCTACAACGGGGGAGAGGGTCATTTGACAGATCCGGGGAAATACGGGCCTCCATCAGCCGCGGCGAGAGCTTACGCCCAGGCGATCTATTCACAGGCCGGTTTTACTCAAAGCTCTGTCGTCTCCCTCGATCAAATAGAAGTCGCTCCCGGAGGCTTTCCGACATGGCTTATAATAGGCGCGGCTGGATTGCTGATCTGGTTCGCTTTCAGTGATTGAGTTTTTCGATTTACTTCCCTCCGACTAACTTCCATCTTTCATCTCTCCTACGGGCCGTGAAGATCATTCACGGCCTTATTTTTATTCTCTGATTGAATTACAATTCACCGGGAAGGAACATTTGCGCGCATGAGCCGGTCATCCCGGCGGCGCGATTCTAAGCGAGGAAATACTGTACGGCGGGGAGACTGTAAGCGATCTCCCCGTTTTTTTTGCGTTTTAAAGCCCTCTGGCGATTTTGCCCTTGTCAGGAGTCAGACAGGTTTCATGTCTTTCGACAGTGGCGAGCCAGTGAAGAGTATGGGGCGTTGTGGGCTGAAGCGGGAAAGAGAGAAGCCGTCAAGGTTGCTCCTGACGGCTTCTCTGGCGATCTAGATAAATCGCTTGGTTGATACCCCATAGTTTGACACCCCCTTACACTATCACTTTTGATTATCGAACAGGAGTAGACAGTTTTGGGGAGAGACAAAGAGAAAAGCCGCCAAGCTTGCCTCCCCTAAGCTAGACTCGACGGCTTCTCTGTGGTTCACGCTACGGAGGGGAGTATATCACAAAGATCGGGCGCGGATCTCAGTTTCGATATATTCAGCGACCTCAATCTGAGTTCGGCCATATTGAAGTTTCTCAGGCCGTTGGCTTAATTCTTCTTTCACCATGTGGACGATCTCTGCGCATGCTTCCCTTTCTTCCTCGATGGCGGCTGAGAATTTCTCTCTTATGATTTCCCTGATCTGATTGCGTTGTTGACCGCTCAATGAGACGCGAGCATTGATCAAGTCAAGGGCCATCTCCATTCTTCTTTTTTGATTTGTGTTTTCCTGCCTTCCGATCATTTCCGGTGTCATCGGTTCATTTCCTCCAAAAGTTTCTGAATCGCTCGGCGTTTAAGGCTGTGTCTATTTTCTATCAGGGAAAGCCCACAAGTGAACAGGGACATAATGATCTACCGGACTTACATCATCCCATATGTTCTTTGGGCCTTTGTTCAATATGCCCTTCAAGCGTCGTGGGTGACCAGGGAATAAATAATCTTCATCCTCGAAAAACTCATTCTGATTCCATTCCGGCCTATGGGTCAGTATAAACAACGATTCCAGCGTCATCAGAAAAGCGGATACAATCCGAATCCAAGCGAGCTTCAATCCTTCTTCTTTGGCTCGATTGAAGCAATGATGATTTCGCCATCGCTCTTGTAATCGAATCGCTTTGCCGACGTAGACTGGTTTTCCTTCTTTGTTCAAAATGAAATAGATGGCTGAATCAGACGGAAGATTCTTTATAAAGTCGCTGTCTGCCAAATCGACAAAGGGCAACTCCGAGAAATCAATATTGGCAGCATAGAATTGCGAGTCTTCAACACCGGTCAAAATACCCGTCAGGAGTAGTGTTAAATCCATGAGCGTAGTGTATCATAAACACCTGTCAAAGATCAGACATTTGAGACACTATATTTGCACATACAGTCACACTCTATTTTTGGAGGATTTATGGACACCATCAGAGCGGGCATCTACGCAAGAGTTTCAACCAAAGACCAATCAACCGATATGCAGCTTGACGCGCTGAGAAAATATTGCGCCCAACGTGGCTGGAAGATCGTCCACGAAGAGAGCGAGACGGCGAGCGGCGCTAAGACCACACGACCGAAGAGGGCCACAATGATCTTGCTTGCCAAGCAACGTAAGATCGACACCATTGTCGTTTGGAAGCTCGACAGGTGGGGCCGGTCTACTGTTGACGTGATCAATACCGTTGAAGAATTGAAAGCCTATGGCGTGTCGTTCGTTTCTGTGACCGAAGCCATAGACCTAAGCACGCCGATGGGACAAGCCTTTCTGACTATCCTTTCGGCTCTGGCTCAGATGGAAAGAGAATTGATCAAGGAGCGGGTCAAGGCGGGTGTCGAACGATACAGAGAAATCAACGGCGAATGGGGCAGACCGAAAAGCGCCAGGGCGAAGGCCGATCAAGTGAAAGAGCTTTATGCGTTGGCTTGGAGCAAAAGCAAGATTGCAAAAACTGTTGGAATAAGTAGGGCGTCTGTCATTCGGATTCTGGCAGACGCCTCTTGATCAATCTTTACAAAAACAGGCTTATGTAAAGAGTTAAACCCATGTCCATACAACATCGGGTAAATCTCCACATCCACACTTTTCGCACTTCGTTTCATAGGCAATTGAGACTTTGCGAATACGTCTTTCCCCTGTTCTCTTACGATGCTTTGAATGAAAGAACATGCATCGAAGGAAAAACAATGTGGACTCCATCTTTTCGATTCGAGAGAGTGAATCATAGTTTTTATCGTAACGTTGCAATCTCATCTCCCCTCACTCTCCTTTCTTCTCTCCATAGTCCAGTTTTTCCCACACGCAAAAGAACGCTTCTTGTGTGACTCGCTCTATCGTGTGGAGCTTCCATCCATCGCGGGCCTGAGCGTTCAGGTATTCATCCAGTCTCGATAGATCAAGCCCGCAATGAAACATTTGAGTCTCATACATGAACGGATTGGTTAGGCGTCCGATTGCCATCATCGGCTTTGGGTTTTTGTTCCACATGATCTATTCCCCTTTCTCCGACCGTCGCCAATGGGTAGGCGTGTAATAGACATACATCGCGGTGTCGGGCAAAAACCACAAGCGGCCTTGTCTTAGCAGTGGTTGAATATTTCGCTCTTCCTTGTCGTCGTCAATTTTTGTCTCAACAACTTCGCCATCGGGCGGTAACTGGTCTTTGCATTTGATCCACTCGTTTTCCATCTTCTTCAATCTCCCTTCTGTTGGTTGTTTTCAGACTCCGACCGGGCGCGGATCTTGCGTGTAATTTCCTTTGCTGTCTTCATTGCCTTTTCTTCGATCACAACAGCAAGATCGTTTCTCCTCAATCTCTCCATCTCGCCAGCGTGATAACCGGCCTCTTCGTCGCCAAGTTTCGCACACACTTCCCGCTCATGTTTGCAGCATTCCCGCGATTTGCGCTCTTCTTCAATTGCGGAGTTGATGGCTTGCTTGATTATCGTAATCGCTTCAAGTGGCAAGCGGCCCCATCCCGCATTGTCTATCGTCTCAATCAACTCAATCGCTCTCTCTCTCGGTGTCATCTCTCGACCTCCATTTTTCGTTCGTTCAAAATCTGAATTTCTATATCCGTCTCAACCGTCTCTTCAACATCAAGAATAAACTGTGGATGCGCTCCTGTACTTACCGTCACGTAGGATTTTATATTTCGCGCCGTCTCGACTTCTAGAATGATCATCTTCAATCCTTCAATCAATTCGGCTCGATCAGTGGCTAGTAAACGTAGATTTAGATAGATCATCTCTCGACCTCCTTTACTTCTGCCTTCGCAAACCATAAGCCAAGATCACGAAAGATCGGCTTCAGATGATCGGTGTATTCCTGATTCACCCAAACGCGGTGAGTAAATGGCGTCTTCTCATATCGAAATGAAACGCCGCAATCAATCAAGACTCCGACCAGTTCTTTTATTTGATCACTGTCGGTCAATTCGTAAGCGTCAACGGTCATCTCTCACCCCTTTCTTATCTCTCGCGGCGCGACCAGTGCGAGAAAAATCAAAACTAGCATCACAGCAATAAAAACAAGCAAGGCAATAATCATCTCTTCCCCTCCTTCCCTTCTGTTTGTTCTGTCTGGCCAGCCAGGGCGCGGATTTCTCGGCCAAGTTTTGCAGCGGTAACAATGCAGGCAGAGTATCGCGTTGCTGTTTCCAAATCGCCCCTTTGTTTATATCCCATACCCAGGTAATCAAGGCGGATTGATTCATCGTCTGTGAGCTTCGCACAGTCTTCGATCTGATCACGGAGGGCTTGTAAGATGATGGCTTCACTCTGTTCGCCTGACAAATTAGGCTCATTGATTGTGTCCCAGGCTTTAAACGCTCTCTCTTCAACGGTCATCGCATCTCTCCTTTCTACTCTATGGTTGTCTGTGTTTTGATCCGGCGACGATCACAGCGCCGATCAGCCATAAAACAAAAACAACTACGATTACGACAATCAGGATTGTCATACAATCTCTCCCTTCAACCATCGTTTGACTGTTTCTTGATTCGCTCGATCTTCTTCAAGCTCTCTCATGCACATCGAACAAAGACCGCCATTGCCTTCGGCGCACCAAGCTATTTCCGAATCGAGTTTTACTGGCTCCGGCTTTCTGGTCATCTCTCCCCAGATAATTCCGTTCAACTCTTTCGGCAACTGACCGTGATAACGCCGGAAGATTCTGAAGGCCAAACGCAATAGGATATTCGCATATCGTCGGTTCATGAT